GAAAACGCTTGAACGTATCTATGCTGGACTTATCAAGTTTGTAGCCGGAGGAAAGGATGCTTTCCTTTCCCGTTACAATACGGTTCGCCCTCAAGACACATGCAAATCAGTTGATGAACCATGCGGAGTGTTGACTACTGAAAACCGCTTTGCAAAGGTACAGGTAAGTTTCCTCTCCAAACAGTTCAGCGGACATCCCGAAAGCAAGAATGTGTCCGTAGAAGAACCGGCAGGTGCAATCACCTGCAAAGACCACCATGTTTTTGTCTCTGCTTATTATGGAAATGGACATAATCATTCGGTAGACCTTCCAGCTCCAACGGTCACAACGAAGGACAGGATGGCTTTAATTGAAAGCCGATTTATGTGTTCTTATAACTTTAAGGATACAGGAAAGGATATTAATCAGCCTTGTCCTACACTTCTGACTAAAGACAGACTTTCCCTTGTATCTCCATTTTTTATGAATCAATATTCTGGAGGTGGTCAGGTGTCTGATATAAACTCGCCATGCCCCGCTGTTACCACAACACCGAAACAAAACTTGGTAACATGCCAGCCGTGGATAATGAATACTGCATTCTCAAATGTAGGTAGCAGTATAGAGGAACCCTCCCAGACCATTACCGCAAACAGGAAATGGCACTATCTGATGAATCCACAGTTCAACAGTGCTGGCGGCTCTGTTGATAGCCCCTGCTTCACATTAATAGCCCGCATGGATAAGATGCCGCCCTATCTGGTAGCAACAGAAAGCGGTCAGGTAGCGATTGAAATCTACGACAATGATAGTCCTATGACCGTGAAGATAAAGGAGTTCATGGCACTGTACGGCATAGTGGATATTAAAATGCGGATGCTTCGCATTCCGGAACTCAAAAAGATTATGGGATTCCCTGAAGATTATGTTTTAATAGGCACACAAGCTGACCAAAAGAAATTTATCGGGAATGCGGTGGAGGTTACACAAGCGAGAAAAAATACTGAAGCACTTTGCAAAGTATTGAGAAAGTTGAGATTGAAGAAATCAAAAGAAATAGCTTAATGGAAAATGGAAAACTTATATTAGATGCCTGTTGTGGCAGTAGGATGTTTTGGTTTGACAAAGAAAACCCTTTGGCTTTGTTTGCTGACATTAGGGACGAAGAATACATTCTTTGTGATGGGCGAAATCTGAAAGTCCACCCAGACATCGTATCGGACTTTACCGATATGCCGTTTTTGGATAAATCCTTTAAACTGGTAGTGTTTGATCCACCCCATTTGCTAAAGGTTGGCAAAAATAGTTGGTTAGCCAAGAAGTATGGTAAACTTACTGAAGATTGGCCAAGGGTGATAAAAAAGGGAATTGATGAATGCTTTCGTGTTCTGGATGACTACGGAGTTCTGATTTTCAAATGGAATGAGGATCAGATAACAGTTAGGGAAGTATTGAGTGCCATCAATCGGCAACCACTCTTCGGCCATACTACTGGAAGACATGGAAAGACTATGTGGATGTGTTTTATGAAACTGCCAATTAACTAATAACGATATAAGAAATGAAGTATAAGGTTACATATATCCTACAAAAAGAGGTCTCTGTGATTGTTGATATAAAAGACAAAGAACTTAACAGAGAATTTAAAAGACTTGGTGAGATCCACTCTGATTCAGATTTTAATGGGGTGTCTGATCCTCGTTGGAAGATAGAAGAAAAGGGCTATGAAGAATTTTCCTGTGGTGAACATTATGACGAGGGAGATGAAGACATTATTAATAGATCTATTATGAGATTTAATGACTAATACAAGATAAATATGAATACATTTTACATGGTGTTTGTGGAAGGGTGTGCTACCCCAGCTTGCAAACATGAGAGCTTGGATAGTGCGGAAAAAGAAGCGAAAAGGCTTGCAACTCTTTTAAAAAAGAAAGCATACGTTTTGTGTACTATAAAATCAGTTGAAGATACTCAATACAAAATTGAGGATTGCAGACCTGGTGGAAGTGATTTACCATTTTAATTGGAACAGTTATGAAACATACAGTAGAAGAAGCGGCAAAAAAATATTCCAATGATTGCAGAAACAGGCAGCGTCATTGTGAACCGTACTGCATTGTTGACTTTATTTCTGGTGCAGAGTGGCAGTCGAAGCAATCACCGTGGATTAGCGTTAATGAACGGTTGCCGGAAGAAAATGAGAATATCATTATTATGTGTGAGCATGGCGCAATATTTAATGGTACATACTGTAATGGAGTATGGTTCTGTATGGATGGTTATATTCATGATATATACAAAAGTAATCCGATTTATTCTTCAATGAGTAGCATACCTTCGTTATGGGAACCAGTAGCATGGATGCCCATCCCGTCTTTCGATGATATACTCGAAGCCAACAGGGATGTACTGGAAAGAATTAAAGATAAAGGAGATTGAATATATGAAAGTAAATAACGGAATAATAATTGATGGAGTGCTGCATGAATCATCAGAAGGATTTTGTAATGAGTGTTCCTTATCCCGGGAATGCTGTAATATTTTAGATGATAACTATTGTGCCATACTAGATTTGGGAATAGGTCAGTGTTTTGTCAATCGTGGTAAAGTAACGGATATTAAGATAGAGGAGGAAAAGAAATGAAACAGGTATTGTCATTCAAGCAAATGAAGCATTTACAAGAACTTGGATTATACCATATCTACACCTTGCAGGATATTCTCGATAAGCTGCCTTGCTTCGTCGGCAATCAAGTGCTGACCATCCAAAAACTTGCAGATAGCTATACGTGCTTGTATATGGAATCTTATACTAGGTCTATGATAAATATTACAGAAAGTAAAGAACTCATTGATGCAGCTTACGAAATGCTGTGTTGGTGTATTGAAAACGGATATGTTAAAGTTGAAAAGGAGGAATAACTATGGGATTTACAACGCCGTGCTTTATACGCAAAAATACTGATAATATTAGAAATAGATTAAAAGAACTTGGCTATTATTGTAATCCATATTTAGGTTGGCATAATCTATTTACTTGTATATTTGGAATTATTTCGGTTTATTCATGGTACGATGATGATATAAATGCTCTTAAAGAAAGAGATGTCCTTGTTGATTGCGGAGCGAACGAAGAACTTTTCCTGGCTATCGCTGCATTAAGGGATGATATAGACAAGTTTCAATGGTTTACCGATGGGGATAAGTGGATTCTGTGTCCTGCAATCAAGTTCTCTACCTATTGGGTTTACAATGATATTGATGTTAATATAGATACCGTTCACAAGGCTACCGTAGACGAACTGATTGAACACTTTAAAACAAAGGAGGAACAACTATGACCGAAGAACTCGTAACATTAGAAACAGCAAAGATGCTGAAAGAGAAAGGGTTTAATGAACCATGTATGATTGCTATGAATATTGAAGATGGTAGACAATATGGTACTAATAGAACAAATAGCGAGTTACCAATAAAAGTATGTTCCCATCCTACTCAATCCGTTGCCCAAAAGTGGCTTCGTGAAACTAAGAACCTGCATATCGAAATATCCTATATGTATGGAAATTATTGGACGTATGATATACTGACAATTCCGAGGCATGACTTGATAGGATTGTCTGACAGACCTATTGTCCGTTATAATATCTACGAAGAAGCACTTGAAGCAGGATTACAGGAAGCTTTAAAACTTATATGATTATGAAAACAATATTATTTACAATTATATTTATTATCGCCCTATATGGGTTGGAGATCTCACAATTACATTTAAGCCGTTTTCTATCTCACTACCTGGCTGGTATAAGCCTGTAGGTATCCTTCTATTTTTTCTGTCAATGGCGGTATATACTATAGGGGAATATACTAAAGGCTATAAACAGGGTTTCGATGATGGGATAAAGGAATGTGTTGAAATACTTAAAAAGAAAAATCCATGAGCAAACTATATAAAGTAACCATTTTCGGGGAATCATTCTTAATCGGGTGGTTCCCTTTTTCTTCACGCTGGTATAACAAGCTAAAGATAATCAAATGATAGTACGTCATTTTATAAGAGTTCCGGTTGGAAGTACTGTCTATTGCGACAATCAGCCGGTTAAAATACTAGAGAAAGGATATGCCCTTGCTCTATGTGATGTCAATGGGAAACGGGTATATATCACCTGCTATGATTTGGAAAAGAAACCATTCGTCAGCACGAATGGGGAAAAATGAAAAAGAGCCAACCCACGCACGACCATGAATCAGCTCTTCCTTACACGATTATGATGCAAATATACTATTTACTTTTAAAATAATCGTGTTATGGAACTGGATTTTAACAAAATAATTCGCCTTAAAAAGATTAGAATTGAGAAATCAGAACTTTCAGAAGAAGAAAATACCTTAGCTTCACCGATTTTGAGAGATAAAAGCCTTATTAGGGATATCTATAAAATCTTCGTTGAGCTATTGAATAGCAGAAGTCTTCCCCCTTGTATTGATAGTGTTACCCAGCGGAAGAAGTTCATCTTCATTATCCTGTACCTGTTTTCTCCAAGTTCGCTTGCCGGTGGGAAAATGACAGCTGGGTTACGCGAAGAGATGTCAAGGGTACTTGGGGTTCAGTCCAAGAGTACAATTTCCGACAACTGCGCTGATGTCGTGTTTCTCTATCAGAACTATGGGGATTTCAGCGGGGATATAGAGTATCTTTATACCGAAATCGTAAATCGGTTAAGAATCAAAGGGCTAATCAATTAATGAGCCGGAGTTTAG